TCTTCTGGACCCATGTTTCCTACATGAAACACACCTTCGAGATTTAATGCAGTAATATTACTAACATGTGTGTAATATCCTCTGTTGAATGCATCAGCGGCAAGTCTACCTGTATCTTCTCTACCAAGATTCATGTCTAATCTTAGAGAATTTTTATGAACTGCACTGTGACCTTCTTCGTTAATAAGATCAATTTCAGCGTCTGTTAGTCTAATTTGAAATACTTTAAATGCTTGCATGTTCATAGTTGGTTTCCTTTTTTTATTTAATATACTTATATTATACGGCAAGATGTCTTACTTGTCAACCTTTATAGTCAAGAAAAAACCCTTGCAGAACAAGGGTTTAAAAGTTTTTTTATTTTATTTTATTTTATTTTTCGTTGATTTGACGCTCAAATTCTCTCAAACGCTTAAACACACTCATTAATTCAATAAGTGTTGGCCACGCTCTAAAGAGGTATTGCATTGAACCTTCAACTCTACCAAATGCACGAATAATCTGTTGCATTACACCTAGTGTTACAACGCCTGCTACAATAGCCGGTGCTAAGAACACATAAGCTGATAACACATTTGCTTGTAAATATGTAATTCTACCTACATTAAAATACAAATAACGCAAATAAGACTTAAAGTGAATACCACGAACATCTTGGAAAAGTTCATTAATAGTCTTTGGTCTTATAGTCTCATCGTCTTCTGCAATAACAAGTATCTTACGATATGCTGCTTCTTTTTTCTGTAAGTCATATTCTACACCGACTAGGCGTAATAACCAACCTAGTGCAACTAAGAATAATGTTCCACCTACTGACCAAACAATAGCACCTGTTACTAGTCCATACTGCCAATCACCAAAGAAGAAGATAGGAATACCAACTGATAGTCCTAATAGAATAGGAACGAACTGTACTAAAACCATAATTGATTCAATAAAACTTGTACCTAGACCTTCCATAATTCTACTAAATTTAATAGTATCTTCTTGTACTCTTTGTGCGGCACCTTCAATAGTTCTAGCTTTGTCATACACTGAATGATACCATTCTACCATTGCAGTACGCCATCTAAACAGATAGTGTGCTGTAAAGTAACTTACTACCACTGCGATACCTACATAGATAGCCGCTAAGTATAAGAAACTTGCTAAACTACTCCAATACTCACCTATGGTGATTGCATTGGGTGTTGCTAGGGCTTTCTGAATCATATCATAAAACTGACCGAACCATTCGTTAATTTTAACATCAATTTCGACTTGAACCCAAAGTGATGATAAAATTATTGCTGATCCTAACCAGGACCACAATGCCCATTTCTTTTCTGTGAAAAATCTAAACATAGTCTTTTCCTTTTATAAAATGCAGATTATTAACTGCATACAGAACTATTTATCCTAAATTTGTCTTGTATAATTCAAAATCGGATAAATACATTATAACAAGGAAAACCACATGCCAAGACTCAGTTTATACAAACCTTTTAAAGGAAATGATTATAAGTTTATGGATCACAGTATCCGTGAACAATTTGACATAGGCGGAACAGGTATACATGTACACAAATACCTAGGACCTGACCCACAAAAAGGTAATACAGATCCAAGCGAGCCAAATTACGGCAGTGGATTAGAAATTGATAACATTACTGGAGAAGAAATTAATCCAGAAGGTTTAATTGATGAAACTAACATACAAGACTTGCTGTTTATGGAAAACAGAGATCGTAAATATGATCCAGATGTTTTTGAATTGCGTGGTGTGTATAATGTTAGTGATAATGATTTTGATTTAACACAATTTGGTTTGTTTTTAACAAATGATACACTGTTTATTAGTTTTCATATTAATGATATGGTAGAACGCATGGGGCGTAGACTTATGCCAGGTGATGTAATTGAATTACCACATTTACGTGATGAATTATTACTTACTAACGATAGAGATGCTATTAATAAGTTTTATGTTGTACAAGATGCCGCAAGAGGAAGTGAAGGTTTTTCACAAACTTGGTATCCACACATTTGGCGTGTTAAAGTAGCACCACTAACAGATACACAAGAATATGCAGATATACTTGGAACTGCTAGTGATCCAAATAGTCTTAAAAATGATGTTAGTTCTTACAAAACAGAACTTAACATTAGTAATGCTATTGTGGCTTCTGCGGAAGCAGCCAACCCAAATAACTTACCACTAGCTGATCATTTATTTGGACAAGCAGATGATAGTACAACATATGAACACGGTGAAGTATTACAACAAGGTGATCAGTTTCCTGCTCAACCAAACGAAGGTGAGTATTTTGTAAGAACAGATTTTACACCTAACAGACTTTTTGTTAGACGAGGTAGTAAATGGCACAGACTATACGACAATGTCACTGAACAAACTTGGAGTGATAAAACTTATAACGCTAGCCAATTTATTAACAACAATTCTACAACAGTAGTTGATAATATTGAGACACCAGAGAAGCAACCGTTGTCTCAGGTAATTAAACCAAAGAGTGATTTTGAATAATGGCACAACAATACTTTTACGATAAACAAATTAGAAGATACATTCAACAGTTTATAAGACTGTTTAGTGGATTCAGTGTGCAAATGGGTAAGAACGATAACGACTTACCTATATACCAACAAGTTCCTGTACGCTATGGTGATATCAGTCGTATGGCAGCACACATACAGAGAGAAAATTCAGAGAATGTTATGAACACTGTTCCATTTATTAGTTGTTATGTAACATCATTAGATATGTTTGCTGAAAGACGCACATATCAAGATCATATTGATAAAGTTCAAGTAAATGAAAAGAAATTTGATCAGACTACTGGAAAATATACTAACGAATTAGGTAATCAATATACTGTAGAACGCTACGCACCAGTACCTTACAAATTAATAATGAACTGTGATGTGTGGACATCAAATACAGATCAGAAGTTACAACTTATGGAACAAATACTGGTATTGTTTAATCCAACACTTGACATAAGAACTAACGATAGCCCAGTTGACTGGACTTCACTAAGCCACGTAGAATTAACAAACACAACATGGAGTACAAGAAGTGTAGGTTCAAGTATTGATGATATAATTGATGTTGCTACATTAACATTTGATATTCCAATATACATTACTCCACCTGCTAAAGTAAAACAACAAAAACTTATTCATACTATTATTAACGAGTTGTATAATTTAGATGATGCTAACTTAGACAATTTTAAAGATAATTTAGCATTTAATAAAGAAACTTTAAAATATACTGTTGTAACATATGAAAATAAAGAAGTAAGGTTTTTAAATAATACTTTACAAATATTGAATGATAAGGGATCAAATATAGGATCCGATGGATTAGTAATGGAATGGGATAAAGAGTTATTACCATTTGGCGTATTAAGAGATGGTATAAGTCAATTAAGACTCAGAAAAGGATCTGATGTAAATGATAATGCAAATGATATAGTAGGAAGACTAGATACACATCCAAGTGATTCTAATTTACTTAATGTTACTATAGACACTGCAACATTGCCAACAAATACATTAACAGCAATTGATGGAGTAATTGATCCTTTAAACAATTATCCTGGTGATGGAGTTGTTCCAAATGCAGTAATTGGTCAGCGTTATATTATATTAAACGATGCTCCTATAAATGCATTATGGACTAATGTAGTTGCATACAAATATGATGTTATTGAATATAACGGATCTGCATGGACTGTTAGTTTTGATAGTTCATCAAATAGTGCAACACAATATATAACAAATGTATCAAGTGATGACCAATTGGAATGGAATGGATCAGAGTGGGTTAACAGTTATGAAGGAATTTATAATCCTGGATACTGGCGAATATATTTGTAATACAGATGATCCTTGCGATGACTGTACACACTGGATAGGACACATATGATAACAGCAAGTGGATGCATCTTTTTAAGTATAGATACTGGTAGAGTAATGCTACAACAAAGAAGTGGTGAAGTTAACCATCCTAGAACATGGGGCTTTTTTGGTGGCAAGGCTGAAGGCAACGAACGTCCTGTAGAAACTTTATATAGAGAAATTGAAGAAGAAGTTGGTTTGGTTCCATCTATAGAAAAAGTTATTCCCATAAACAAATTTACAAGTCCTAATAAGAAATTTATATATCACAGTTTTGTTGTTACAGTAGAAGATGAATTCATTCCTGTATTAAACAATGAAAGTGATGGATATTGTTGGGTTAAAATAGGAAATTGGCCTAGACCATTACACCCTGGTGCTAAAATACAATTTAATTCAAAACAGTTTATTAAAAAACTTAAAACTGTACATTCACATCAAACAAAATAACTTAGCGTTTTTTCATACTAGCAACAAACTGTTCACGCAACCATTCAAAATCATTAATTTTACTTAACGCTTCTACATCGTCTTTGTGTTCAATGCCGTATGCTTTTCCTTCGTTTGCACCTTTAAGACAGTAGCGTCCAAAACGTCCACCGTTGTCTACAGTACACCAAGTTTCAAGTCTTGCATCTGTTTCTTTTTGTCTTTGGTTAGGATTTACAGAACTTGCTAACTTAACACATTCACGGAATGCACTACGCCATGTTCTATATGGGTCTTTATTAAATCGTGTAATGTTTGATACATCAGCGATTGGTTGGTAAAAAGATACACCTGTTGTATAATCTGGTAGTTCGTGTCCTAATGATAATAACTGTTCACGTGGGAATAATTTAACACCACCGTATCCATATTCTAAATCATTAATTGGATTTCTTGCACTCCAAACATAAGTTGTATTTTTTCTTTTACTCATTGGTGGAATAAAATCAAAACTAAAGTGTCCTGTAATATCTGCGTCTGCGTCAACAATATAAACCATTTCAGTTTTTGCTAATTCACCAACTTTTTTATGTGCGTTACCGATGCCTTCGACATTTTTAACATGTTGGGCATCTTTAAATCTTTCTCTTAGTTTTGTGAAGTTTTCATCTGCTTCTGCTTCGTGGAAACTAATCATAAACACATCAAATTCTGCAACATGATAACTTGATACAATTCTATTTTGTACTGTAGCATGTGCAACGCCATTAGTAGGAACTAATTGAATGTCTCCCCAACTAACTGGTCTATTTGTTCTTTTAACTACTCTAGGAAAAGTGTGGATTACAGTTTTTGCTAAACTATCGCCTGGTCTATATGTCCAAGGAAATTTTGGATTTACTTCAATATCATCAAATACTATCCATACCATATCTGATTCATCTTTATATGGTGATGCTGCTTCTAATAATGCTGCTTCGTCGGTTAGTTTAACCGGTGTCTTAATAACTGGGTATGAATCAAACATAAACCTTTTTAATCTATCCCAAGGTGTTACAACATTTTGCCCTTGGTATTCTCTTTGTACATTGTGTAAATTAATCATTGCAATCGCCTTTAACTGTATATGCACGGGTTCCAATATGTGCAATTCTGTCACTTAAATCGTGACTAATATTTACTTCGTATCCGTTATCATTTGCTAAGGTACAAAAGTAAACATCTTCTCCTACTAATTCAGTATAGCTTTCGTTATACTCAATTTTATAATGAGGGCGAGAAATATTCTCGTATACTTCTCTTTTTACTAACATCATTCCACTTCCTACTGCCCATACTTTTTCAATTCCTTTTCCTGTAAAAACTCTACTGTCTAAATTAGTTTTGCTTTTAAAGGCAACCGGCCTGTGGGGCGGAACTCTTGTTGAATAATTTCCAGCTATAATATCTTTGTTTGCTGCTAATAATATATTTAGCGTATCTACTGGAAATTGCATATCTGCATCAATCCACATAATGTGGGTGCAATCTGTTTCTAGTGCTTGATCTACTAACTGTTGTCTTTGCATTGCTACTTCACTACCCATATTAAAATGTAATGAAGTTGCAAGTCCAGTCTCGCCACACTTTTTTTGAAGCATGGCTAAACTATAAGCAAAGACCGCCGTAGTTTGATTCTGCACAGGAACACAAATGGCTACATTCGCGGAATTGTCTTTCTTGTAATAATGGTTAGTTACACTGACCATTAATTACTTTTCAGAAGCTAGTTCTGACTGAAGTTCAGCTTCAATTTGCTGTACTTCGTAATTCAATTGTTTAGCAATTGAAGTTGCTTCTTTAACACAAGCCGAAAATGCTTCATCTTGTAATGAAACCATATAGTTCATATGTTCCGGTTGTACCTTACCTAATGTAAGAATATCAATTGCCGCCAGTTTTGCTAAACGGTGTACCCAATATTCTTCTTCATTACTTTCAATATCTCTCATTAGAGCTTCAATATCATGCTCCGCTGCAAAATCTTTATAAATGATTTCTAAAATTGGTAAATCTGGGTGTTGTTGTTCACGAGCTTGTAATAGCTCTGTTGTTAATGCCGCTGCCTTGCGTGCAGCTGTGGGGTGTGCGCCAAGCACAAACGTCTCGATTTCGAAGCGTGTTCTAATACTCATTGTTTTCTCCTGTGGTTGAGTTTACTTTTGTAATTTAGTATATTATACTATAAAATAATAACGCTGTCAATTGAATAACAGCGTTATTATTAGTTTTATTTAGCCAATTAAATTAGCCGTGTGATCCAGTTGGGTTTGGATTCTGCCATCCACCAAACGTAGCTGATAGCTTGATGTTTGATGTTACTGATGGAGAAATGTAGTTACCTAATGTACTCATGGAAATTTGTCCACTTAGTCCAAAATAGTTACGTACTGTTCCCATTGTTATTACGGATCCGGTTGCTGGTAATGCCATATTGTGACTCCTTGCTTGTAATTATCGATAATTGCATGCATATTGCTTGCTATTATATTTATCCTATATACTTCATAGCATATAGTAGTATATTATTCTGATTCTTTTTTTCTAACTGCCATCATATATAAGGTTTGCAAATCTGTTACTTGTTTTTGTAACCCGTCTATGGTTTTTTGTTGTTCTTTAATTGCTTCAATTAAAACACCAGATATATTACCATAAGCTACTGACTTCATTCCTTCAGCATCTGTATGTACTACCTGCGGTAGAGCTAATTCTGTTTCTTGTGCAATAACGCCAACACTATCTCTTCCATCTTTTTCATATGTTACTCCTCTTAAAGAGTTAACTATATCAATCGGTTTATTAATTGTTTCTATATTTCTTTTTAGTCTTTCATCTGAGTAAGCAGTAATATCACCAGTTGCAGTAAAACTACCTGTATATGAACCGCTCATTAAAAATTCAGTACCACTTAGTGATAAT